TCATTATGTAATCCCCAATGATAAACCCACGGGATGTAGGTTTACTCTTAGAGATTGTAGGTTTGTCTCTACCCCATCAGGTAGAACATCCGCCCCTACACCCTGTGTATTAACGTGCCCAGGTCAGCACTTAGCGATATAGTAACAGACTAATTCAACTAATTGAAAAGGCCCTATGCTAAAGCCCTTTGGGTTAGTCAACTATTTCGAAACGCCCAATGCTAGAGGCGAACTCTCGGAGTGCATGGTAGACGCTAGGTCAGAAGCATAGGCCCTGGCATCGGTGTAACAATATGATGCTGATTCATAGAACCTACGCTTGTCAATCCATCCCCCAGTCAGAGGGTTAGCAGCTTGGACTATCAGGATACGATCCAAGCCCGTGCCCCGGTACTCAATACGCACGTTAGCGCCATAATAGGTGGGTGTCATACTTAGCACCTAGAGTAGCGAAGACCATCATCCTGAGCCTTAATCCAAGCCTTGGGCTTACCATTGGAATGCTCCCACAATGCACGGGGAAAGGTGCGGTAGTGAGTGGCGCCATGGCCAAACCTTATCTCTGAAGGTGTTGGGTTTCTATGCCCGGTTATCTCTGTGACATCGGAGCGAAATGGTAAAAATGAGTTCATGTTGATAGTCCTATGAGTTGCCAGGGCTTGGCCTATGGAATGCCCATGGATGCACGCTGAATATTCCCAGTGTGCAACCATTGGCAATCGGTAACTGTTTAAGCAGCAAGAGCGATACGCACGACCTTGGCCATTGACATGCCATGGGCTAGATATCCGATAACCGGGACATCCTTAGAGTAGCACGCACGACAACCGCTGCACTTCCCTGCATTCTTATAGGCTTCGCAGAGCGTAACCCCTGCTGGAATATCGGTATCTGTAGGCAGGATCACGGATCCATGCGTACCCGGTAGATATTCCCCGGTAACACTATCGGAGGATGGGCGAACCATAACGTTAGACAAACCCTGCATCGTCTCTAGGACAATCCTGAATTTAGGGAACTTGTGCATGCGCGTGGGCAGCCAATGTTTAACCCATGGCGTTCTCTGCATAACCTCTAGGATCTTCTCTGCGAGAGGTAGGGCATACATATCGCCACTATCGAACCAACGGAAATAACGCTCGTTATCCATTGCCAGGACCATATCATCAACCCAGTCAAGTCTCTGCCAGTCAAGGCGGTTAGCTTCTCTAGGGCCCTTGACGTTGGCAAACCGATAGTTTCCCTGGGTTGCATAACAGCCCTTACATGCGTCAACCAGTACGCCAGGTGAAGCTATTGAACCAGGGCATGTATCACGGGCTTGAAGTGACCAGGATTTGATACCGTCGAGCTTGGAAGTGATGGATAATTTAACGGACATGATAGGTGTTCCCTTAGGTGTATGATTGTCAGGTGGCAATGATTGTCACGCGGTAAGCGTTAGGTCAAGTGATTAGAGGATGTCAAAGAAAGCGAGAGCGGCCATGGTTAACGCTAGGGCAATGGCTAGAGATAGAGTGTAATCTGCCAAGGTTTCCCAACGTGAGGGCTTGCTATCGGTGAATATGTTACGGTTATACATTTGGTAGTCCTTAGGTTAGTTAAGAGAAAAGAAAAACTTTGCAATCGTACCCGCTATTGTGGATGGGTGAAATACACCACCAACAACAATAACAGCGAGGGAAATCATTGTGATGACTGTTAAGAGTGTTTTATCAAGTGATGTCATTGTGTGTCCTTAGGTTAGCTTAGCGTTATTGCTTAGCATGGCTGTATCTTACATCACTAAAACACTGTATGACACTGTATGCCATGTAAAGTTTGTAAGTAGATACCCTAGGGTTACACGAAAAGACACCGATAACTAGAAAAAATAGCCCCAGTCACTATTAGATAGTGCTGAGGCTTGGTGTGGGTAGATAGAGGATGACCTGAGGATGACCTGAGGATGACCTGAGGATGACCTGAGGATGTCACCTGGTAGCTCCAGGGATTGTGAAAACGGACTGATAAACGCACTAGCAATCATCCACACAATCGGCGGATGTCGAAAACAACTGAGAACTATCCTTAGATAGCCCTTAAGTCTGTATCAACTAGCATCCTAAGCTAATGATGACCTATATAAATCAAGCACTTAGCAGCTATCGTGACAACCCAGTGACCACTATTGCCCCGCTATGGAATACATGAGGTAGACTCTAGCCAGACTGAAGGAGGCCGAGGGGGGAACCTGCGAACGATGATATAGCGTTAGGGCTTACATATTTTTGTGGTGAACTATTCTGACCCTAGAGACACACCTAGAGCACCCCTAAGGACAACCTAAAGCTACACTACAAGTAACACTACAAGTAACACTACAAGTAACACTACAAGTAACACTACAAGTAACAGAACAAGTACAAGCCTAGAGCCCCACCTTAGGCCTAACCAGTGGTCATCCTTAAGTCTCACCTAAGGATTGACCTAGAGACTAGAATCTATTGATATTATCATTATGGTACTATCTCCCTAGACAATGCTAGGGTAACCTAAGGATACCTTTAGATACCTTTAGTTGACCTAGAGCTTATGTCTAATACCTATATACTAGCCATATAGGCTTCTAGCTACCCCCCTACCCCCCATAGATTGACTCTAAGTGGACTAGGTTCTGCTAGAAGGATCTTTATGAGTAGCTACATACTGAGCACACATGAGGATCCAGCCCAGTCCAAAGACTGGCCCTCAAGTGGACTGAGCAGTCAATGACTGCCTTGTGTGCCCAGATGAAGTTACCCCCGGAAAGTATGACCTTTCCAATTGGGCAACCTAAGGATTATGCTCTAGTCATCCATGTGGTTTGCTTAGGGCTACTCCCTCTGACACTCTGCATGAAACCTTTAAGTTCCTTGTCTAGTGCCCCTGAGCGTACCTCTAGAGCTGCCTTATTATTGTCTCTCCCCATGCTCTCAGTCCAGTAGGCTACAGCCATGGCAAGGGCATCCAACCTATCGTCATGGACAATGGCACCCCTGTCTCTGGTGATCCTTGTCATCTGGTAGAACAGGGAGTACTTGATGTCCTTGGCTGTATCGAAGTCCTTCTGGATGACCTTCTGGTCTACGATCAACCTATGACTACTCATGACTGGCTCTAGGGTGTCGATGATACGTGCTTCCTTCTGGGTAGAGTGTTTCACCTCTTCCACAGTACAGGGGTATATCCTGTTCAGGACTGGCTTGAAGAGCTGGGTGAACATGCCATCACCGAAGTTAGCCTCGATAATGATGTACTTCACCTGGTTCCTCTTGGCTGCATAGGCCAGTGCTTCGAGGGTCTCTGGCTCATAGCCACCTGTGAGACCCCCCTGCTCTGTCAGGAAGAGGTTCCCTGTGAGGGCCTTGATGCAGGCATACCCAGTCTCATCCTTACCCCGTCCAGAGGGATCTATGGACATCACTGAGCCTGTGTACTCGGACATATCGTCTGAGTGCCACATCGGTCGGTAGTACCTGTCTCCTGTGAGAGCCACATTGGGGAGGTCATTGAGACACACCTCAGGTGCAGCAGCCCAGGCCACCTTCAGGTGACCCATGGTTGGGTTCAGGTTCTGTACCACCAGGTCTGATATCTTCAACGGATATCGGTCACCGTCACTCAGGGAGGTATCCAGCATGAACTGAAGGGCGAAGCCTCCACGTCCATACGATGCCCTTCGCTCCAAGAGGTCATCCTCGTGGAATCGCTTGGGGTCTGTGGGCATCCCTGCCTGCCCTGAGTCTGCCTCTAGGGTCTTGGTGATCATGGGGGCCAGACGACCCTTGTAGCTCTCCACCTTGTTCAGCTCTGGGAAGAGAGCAGGCCAGATCCGTACCTCATAGCCACGCTCTGGGAGCTGGTTGTAGAGGGACATCTCAGTCTGAGGGGTGCCGAGGTAGATGATTCGACCACCTGGCTTCAGGATAGCGTCGAACTCCTTGACAGCCTCCGAGAGTTTGTCTCGCATCATCTGGGTCAGGGAGTTGTTGGGAACCTCCACGTCATCGGCAATGAGAACGTCAGCACGGGAACCCGTGATCTGTCCTGTGA